GTCCGACAGGAATATCGTAGGCACACCAGGTGCCCCCTTGGCAGGCGTAGTTTTTGTCAACCACTTAGGTGGTTTGACTATATGATTCTCAGCTTTAATTAAACTGTTCTTTAGTTTTTGATGGGATAGATTCTCTTTAGCGAGTACATCTACCTGTCTTTTTAGATCACGGATTTCCGCGTCGTGTGCATACTGCTGTTCAATCAGCGCCGCCTCAGCATCGGGGGGCACCATTGTGGGTTTAACACCCTGCAGTTGTGCTTGTTCAATTCTCTCGATGAGAGTAGTGCGCGGGATTCCCAGTTCGCGGGAAGCCGCCGCTTTGTTTCCTTTGTTTCGGATGACCGAATTAAGGGCATCAATAAGGATGCTTTTTGCTGTTGGTTTTGCCATAATTATCTCCTGTAGTGCGCGAATAATACCATGTTTTTTAACCCTTGTCAAGCAAATAATCATGTGGTATAATCTTACTATGAAACTCACAGAGGAAATAAAGATAACAGCACCTGTCGTAAAAATCGGTGGGGATGCAGTTAAGGTGGAGGCTCCTCAATCAGAGGGCTCTTCTGAATCACAACAACCACAGGAATAATCCATGAACAGAGCTGGTATGAAAAAACAAATGCAGGGTGGTGCAATGAAAAGAACTAACGCACCCAAGAAAGTTCCCAGTGTGGACAAACGAGTTAAGAATATTCTGTCTCAACAAAATAAAAAGAAACAACTCATGGCATCTTTCATGGGAGAATCTCCTACACTTAAAAGAATTAAATCTAATATAAAGAAAAAGAAACCACGTAGTATAGTTTAATGAAAACTAAAAAGTCTACTGTAAACAAAGCAGGCAACTACACTAAACCTGGAATGCGCAAAACTTTGTTTAATAAAATAAAAGCTGGTGGTAAAGGTGGAGCCCCAGGACAATGGTCAGCACGCAAAGCGCAGATGCTAGCCAAAGAATATAAAGCAAAAGGTGGAGGTTACAAATCCTAAGATGGAATCAATTTGTCAATTTTGTGGGCACAATTGCCACTGCAGTAACTCCTCCCAATGCCATTGTGGTTGCGCAAATTGCGTACACGGAAAGGAATAAAGATGCCGAAAGTAGGAAAGAAAAAATTCCCGTATACAAAGAAGGGGAAAGAAGCCGCCACGAAGGAAGCCAAAAAATCTGGCGAAAAAATGTTAACAGGAAAACAGAAAAGTCTACCAGACTTTATGAAAGAAAAGATCATGAAGTCCAAAACGAAAAAGAAGTAATGGCATTAGCCAAGTCACAAAAAAGTTTAAAGGCTTGGACCAAACAGAAGTGGCGTACCAAATCGGGCAAGCCATCTACTCAAGGTCCCAAAGCTACAGGCGAAAGGTATCTACCCGAGTCTGCCATTAAAGCTTTGTCATCTGGTGAGTATGCAGCAACTACTGCTGCCAAAAGAAAAGGAAGAGCACAAGGCAAACAGTTTGTGGCACAGCCAAAGAATATAAAAAAGAAAGTAAAGAAATATAGGAGCGTAAAATAATGTTATCTAAATTATTGGGTGGTAGTTTAGTAGAAACTGTTGGTAAAGTTATTGATAGTGTTCATGTGTCCGATGAAGAAAGAGGAAAAATAAAAATAAGATTACAGGAATTAGAAAATGAAATTAATAGTAAACAAATGGAGATTAATTTAGCTGATGCTCAGTCTACAGCTACAGATATTTCAGGTATATTGCAGCGTTCTTGGCGACCCCTCATTGGGTTTAGTGCAGCAATATCCATTTTTTGGGAGTTTGTCCTTAAAAATTTTATCATGTTCTTTCTAGCCGTGTTTGAAGTACAGACACAACCACTGCCGAGTATGGATATGGAACAACTCATGCCGTTAGTCATGGCGCTTTTGGGCATGGCGGGCTTGAGAACTTTTGAGAAGTCTAAGAAGATTACCAAGTAATGTACCAGTTAGAAATATTTACATATAAAATTATTAATAAAATATATAAACTATTTGAAAAAGAAAAACCTAAAGATGAACATGAAATTCACTGGGGTATAGGAGGTAAGTAATGTTTGAAAAACTTAAGGAGAGAATAAAAGAACACGAAGGATTTAGGTCTTATGTTTATAAGGATTCATTAGGATTCGCAACCATAGGATACGGTCACTTGGTAACGAAGGAGGACAACTATGAAGAAGGTGTTGAATATAGTAAAGAACAATTGGAAGCCGTCTTTGAAGATGATTTTCAAAATGCCTGTGATTGCGCTCAATTGGTCGCTGACAGTTTTGATATCAATCTTGACGAGCATCCAGAACCTGTTAAAGAAGTTCTTATAGAGATGACATTTCAGTTAGGTGTTGGAGGGGTAAGTAAGTTTAAGAAATTTCTTGGACACTTATCCACCAGCACCTACCATCTTGCGGCGGATGAGATGCTCGACTCGCGTTGGGCAAAACAGACCCCGCACCGTGCAGAGAAATTATCTTATGCCATAAGGGCGCTTGCGTATTAATGTATGTTAAAATTTGTAATCCTATTTCAGTTATGTTTAGCAGGGGGAATAGACAATCCTGCAGATGTACAGTGCGTTAGGATTATAAGCGAACCCATTTACACTAACAGATTAGATTGCGAACTGCAAGCCAAAGAAGTAGGCAAGTGGGTGCAAGATGAACTTGATCAAATAGGCGGAGCCTCCGTCTTATATGCCCGTTGTGTTAATACATACACAATGGATTATCTAGAACAATTTAAGTAGTGGCATTTCTTGTAGCAAATGTTCCACCTATTGAAGTCCTTGTTAAGAAAGAGTATCTCTATGACTTTCAGAGGGGGCACGGTGAGTATGAACCAGGAATCTGGATCACCGTTAAATCTATACAAGGTCGCGCATTATATTTCGAGACCTATCTCTATGAAACGGGAGCTCTATATGATAAGCTACCTATCTCGGCTTTTGTCTGGAAAGAAACGAAAGAAGAGATGGAGCTTGAAGACCTAGAGCTTTGGGATTGTTTTAGCTACCACATCTCAGTTATACAAAAGGTGAGTATAGGGTCGGGGAAATGTAAATACAAGGCTCCAAACGGGAATTTTTATTTTGGGGAGTATTTATATACTATAGATAGTTGTCATCCAGACTACAACATACCAGATATTGGGTATTCTGAGGTACCTACACAACATAAGTCCTTTAATATAATACAATTAGACAACGGGTATTTCGCCGCTCAGCCTAACAATCGGGTAATATTCTATGATAAGTCTTTATCCCCAAAGAAGATGAGGTTCCCAGACTATAAGGTTTCAACTATTGAATATGGTGTGGAAAATAAATCTAAGTATACAGCGGGTGATGATACTAATTTCTTTTATGAGTTCGAAGAACAAAGCTAGGCAAGAAGCCTAGCCTATTCCTCTTTTAGATTACTTCTGTGGTATTCTTAATACGTTAGGGAAGTATTGATTTTCTTTGTAGAAATTAAAAGCCCAGTACCAATCGTCTTTATATTCTGCTCTCGCGTACTGTTCTAATTCTGAGTCTCCGTCTGTTCCTGCAGTATTAAAGATGTTTAAACATCTATTAACAAATGAGTTAGTTACGGAGAAAGTTCTTGGGTTTGCCATAGTTTCTCCTTTATTGATATTTCAGCCAAGGCTCTCCAGTAGTCCTTGTCTTTGATGGGGAGTGTAGCAAACTTTTGTTTAGAAGTCAAGCGTTTGTTGCTGAATAGCAGGTATAGCTTTTTTGCAAGACTATCGTATATAGTTTTTTGTGGATAAGTATTTTGATTTGTCATGTCTCTGTAATTAAAAAGGAGCTAGTATTTCTACCAGCTCCTCGTACGTTTGTGGAAACGTGAGATCCCCAAACTGTTTCTAAATATTTCATCTAGAAGAAGTAAGGTTCTTCGTGCCCCCCTGTCTCCGTTTTTTCTTTACTAGCACCATGCCCTTTATTAAGGAGGGGTACATTAAGTACCATTAATGTTATAACTATATCACAAGTTAAACAATTTGTCAAGAGGAAAATGCATCACTCCAGTCTCCTTGAACTGCGCCCTTTGCGTATTCAGTAGCCCTAGTTTCAAAGAAGTTTTCGTGTGCCTGCCCATTGACAATGTAGTCTACCCACTCTAGTGGGTTTGACTTTACTCCGTAGTTAGGCTTTAAACCTAGCTGAAGTAATCTTCTGTCCGCCATGTAATGTATATAGTTCTTAACTTCTTGCG